GCGGACACCGAAGAATTCGACGGCCGGGTGCTCGTCTATCTCCCGGAGAACGGACGATAGCATTGCGCCGCGCTGCATTCGTCCGCAGGCAGGGCCGCAAGAGCGGTTCCTTGCTTCTTCGGCTGACATCGCAATCTATGGCGGGGCTGCCGGTGGAGGGAAATCGTGGGCGCTGCTGCTGGAGCCGCTGCGACACGTAAGTAAGCCGGAATTCTCGGCGGTGTTCTTCCGTCGCAACACGACGCAGGTGCGCAATCCGGGCGGGCTGTGGGACGAGTCGATGAAGCTCTACCCGGCGACGGGTGGAGTGCCTGCGCAATCGGTCATCCTGTGGCAGTGGCCGGGCGGCGGGAAAGTGAAGTTTGCCCACTTGGAGCACGAAAGCAGCAAGCTGGATTGGCAAGGCGCGCAGATTCCGCTGATCTGTTTCGATGAGCTGACGCATTTTTCCAGGTCTCAGTTCTTCTACCTGTTGAGCCGCAACCGCAGCATGTGCGGAGTCAAGCCGTATATCCGCGCGACCTGCAACCCGGACGCGGATTCGTGGGTGGCCGAGCTGATTGCATGGTGGATCGATCAGGACACCGGGTATCCAATTCCCGAGCGGTCCGGCGTGGTGCGCTACTTTTGCGTTCTCAATGATTCGGTTTTGTGGGGCGATAGCGCCGACGAGCTGCTGGACAGGTACGGCAATCCCGATCTTCCGATCGGGCACGAGGACCAGATCAGGCCGAAGTCGCTGACGTTCATCGGAGCAAAGCTCACAGACAACCGCGCATTGATGGCGGCCGATCCGGGATACCTGGCAAACCTCAAGGCGCTTCCGGCAGTCGAGCAGGCGCGACTACTCGGCGGCAATTGGAAAATCCGGCCGGCTGCCGGGCTGTACTTCCGGCGCGAGTGGTGCCAGATCGTGGATGCGGCTCCGGCAGGCGCGCAAGTTGTGCGCTATTGGGATTTGGCGGCAACGGTCAAGACGGAATCGAATGACCCAGACTGGACGGTTGGCATAAAGCTGTCGCGAGACGGTCGCACCGGGCGGTTTTGCGTTTTGCATGCGGCTCGATTGCGCGACACGCCGTTGTCGGTAGAGCGTGCCATCCTCAACACGGCCAGCGCAGACGGACACGACTGCCGGATCGGGCTGCCGCAGGACCCTGGCCAGGCAGGCAAGTCGCAGGCGCAATACCTCGTTCGCCAGTTGGCCGGATACAGCGCCGCCACCAGGCCGGAGCGTGGAGACAAGGTTACTCGGTTTGGACCGTTCTCGGCGCAATGCCAGGCGGGTAACGTCGATATTCTGCGCGGCGCTTGGAACGAAGAGTTTTTCACGGCGCTGGAAGGATTCCCAGATTCTGCGCATGACGACGACGCAGATGCGTGTGGCGGCGCTTTCGGGATGTTCGTGGACAATTCGTTGGGAATGCTCGACTGGATGGCGGCTCAGGCGCAAGCAGCAATGGCACAGAAGGAGGCGGCATGACGGCTGGCGGAACGAAAACACCGATCGATCCGGGCATCGTGGCCCGTGTTTCGGCCGGCATCCGCTATGCGATCACCGGCAAGGCGCCAGAGTGGTTTGGACCGGGCGAACCCATGGCGCCCGTGGTGCCGGCGTCGGACAAGCCAAGCGTCGAGGGGCGACAGTGGGATTTCCCGGCGTTCGTCAATACGACGCCAACGGTGCGGCAGGGCGAGGCGATTACGTTCGCGCAGTTGCGCGCACTGAGCGAATCTTGCGACGTGCTGCGGATCGTGATCGAGACCCGCAAGGATCAGCTCGAAAAGCTGGCATGGACGATCAAGCCGCGCAACGAAGACAAGGGCTCAGATTCGCGCTGTGATGCGATCGCCAACGCGCTGCGCCTCCCCGACCAAGAGCACACATGGGTGCAGTGGTTGCGTATGGTGCTTGAGGATTTGTTCGTGCTCGACGCTCCTGCGCTGTATGTGCGGCGCACCGTCGGCGGCACGCTTTATGCGATCGAACCGATTGACGGCGCGACGATCAAGCGCGTGCTGGACGACCACGGGCGGACGCCGATGCCGCCTGCCACGGCTTATCAGCAGGTGCTGAAGGGCATGCCGGCGGTCGATTACACGCGCGACGAGCTGATCTACCTGCCGCGCAATCCTCGCACGCACAAGATATACGGATACAGTCCGGTCGAGCAGATCGTGATGACGGTCAATATCGCCCTGCGTCGCGCGCTGCATCAGCTGCAGTTCTACACCGAGGGCAACATCCCGGAATCGCTCATCGGGGTTCCGGAAACGTGGAACCCGGACCAGATTCGGCAGTTCCAGGAGTATTGGGACGCGCTGCTGGAGGGCAACACAGCGGCCCGGCGTCATGCCAAGTTCGTTCCGGGCTCGCTGAAGATTCAGGAGACGAAGCCGGGGGCGCTCAAGGACGATTTTGACGAATGGCTGGCTCGCATCGTGTGCTTCGCTTTCTCGATTTCGCCGACGCCGTTCGTCAAGACGCAGAACCGGGCAACGGCAGAAAGCGCGCAGGAGCAGGCGCTATCCGAAGGTCTGGCGCCCCTGATGGGATGGGTCAAGGCGCTGATGGATCTCATCATCGGCAAGCACTTCAACGCGCCGGATCTTGAATTTCAGTGGGATCAGGGATCGCCGGTCGATCCGCTGGTGCAGGCGCAGATCCATCAGATATACGTGCAGGCGAAGATCAAGACCGCTGACGAGGTGCGCGCGGAGTTGGGCGCAGACCCGCTGACGGCAGAGCAGCGAGCGGAACTGACGCCGCAGCCGCCGCCCATGCTGCCGCCGGCCGCAAGCCAGCAACCGCCGGAGCCAACCCCTGCAAAGGAGGCTCTGGCAAAGGCAAAAAAGCCTGTTTCGCCTATTGACCGGGAGCGCCAGTCAATAGCGCGCAAGCAGAAAGAGATTCAGCAGGTAGTCGCCGACTTTCTCGCCGAGCAGGCAACGGATGTGGCAAAACAGGTAATCGACCTGCGCGGCGAGTTTGCGCAGGCGGTGGCCGGCGACATCAAACAGGCTGACGCAGTTCTTGATGGCGTGGTCTTTCGCGGATGGGCGACGCTGGCAGGCGATGTGCAAGGAATCATGGAGGCGGTGTGCAAGGACGGATCGATTGCCGCGCTGGCGCAGATCGGGATTGCTGGCGCCGTCAAGCCGCTTGACGAGCTGACGCCAGACGAGAAGGCAGAATATCTCGCGCTGCTGAAACAGGTCAATGAGCGCGCGGTGGCGTATGCAGCGGATCGAAGCGCAGAGCTTGTGGGGATGCGCCGAGTTGGTGGGAAACTCGTACAGAACCCGAATGCGGCATGGCGGATCGACGAGAGCACGCGCGAAATGCTGCGCAGTGATGTGATTCGCGCCATGGACGAGGGCATGAGCAATGAAGATCTCGCCGACCTGATCCAGCAAAACTACGGGTTTTCGGATGCGCGCAGCGAAAACATCGCGCGCACGGAGACGGCTTTTGCCGATTCTGCAGGAAACATGTCGGCCTATCGGGCGAGCGGCGTAGTTGCCGGCAAGCGGTGGATTACCGGCGCCGGGTGCTGCGACCTGTGCGAGGCGCTGGACGGCGTTGAGGTGCCGCTTGATGCGGATTTCCCGGACGGCGGCGATTGTCCGCCGCTGCATCCGCAATGCCGATGTGCCTGTACGCCAGTGCTGGCCGAGGAAAATTCTGACTAAGGAAGGGCAAGTATGACAATCAAGAAGTATGCGGTGCCGGCCGGGGTCACGTCGATCACCTTGCCGGATGGCAGCGTGCTCATCCCGGTAGGCAACGTCGTGTCGACCGACAGTCGATACGAGTCTGAACTGGTGCGGTCGGGGTGTGTGAGTGACGACTCTTTGTATCTGTTGGGAATTCCGAGAACCACATTTCAGTCGGCCATCCCGTTTTTCCTGCTTCCGGGCGACGGCGGGACAAATGGCATGACATTTACGGGCGGCGGCGGGGGCGCTTTTACTCTATCAGCCGCTCCGCTGGCCGGGTTGCTCTCTTTGTTATCAGGCCGAGGTTGCTACGGATATTTGCCGGCCAATGCAGGCAACAGCGGTTGTGCAGCGGGGTGGTATTACTTTATCCCGAGTTCAGACACCGCCGGGACGTTTTACAACGACCAGTACACCGGAGGTCAGCCGCAGATTGTCGGATCTCCGACGACTTTTGCCGGATCTCCGTCTGGTAGGATCACGACTCCGACCTCAGAAATAACGGCGATCAGCGGGATTAACATGACGCCATTTGGGAATAACGGCGAGGCAGAATGGAAAATTGGAACGGCGGGAGATGCGGTATCAAGTAATAAATTTTTTCGGCTACGACTCGGCGGAACGCTTGCGTTGGGGAATACCCCGACGACGAACCCGGTATCAGAAGTGCTGCTGAGCCTCAGAAACGCTGGAGCACAAAACATCCAGGCGGCGAGTCGCATCACCTCGTCTGCCGTCGGTGGTATCGGGGCAGGCAACAATTCGCTTAACGGAAATTTTACGGCAATAGATTTGTCTGGAGCGACGACCGCAATAACGATGACAATGCAGCTAGCATCTAATACCGGGTGCATGGTTTTGCTCTCATCCTCTTTCACTCAAAAGTACCGGCCATGACGACTTACCCCAACACCGCAGCAGGCTATGCGCAGGCGGTTGCCGACCATGGCGAAGCAAATTTGCTGGTCGATCCCTTCGCGCACACGATTACCGTCAATCCGGCTGAGGCTGCGCCGGCAGATCGCTACGTCACGGCAGAACAGTTCCGCGACCGATTCACCGGAGCTGAGCTGGCGGCAATACTGGCGGCGCAGCAGACTGACGCGCAAATCGCGCAGTTTCTCTATCTCGTTGCGACTGCAACCGGCCCGTTCTCGCTCGATGACCCTCGCGTTGTCGCCGGATTGCCG